GACCAGCGTTGCGTTGCTTGGTGAATTCCGTACCAGGACCGATGGGCGTCGAGTTTCCGATACGGCAGGCAGAGGTATCCGCCGCTGATCGCCATGCATCTGTCGCGTGATCCATCGCTGCCATCTCGTCAAACAGGACAAAGGTTCGACGACCACCACGACCGACATGGCCTGTGGTTGCCTGACCAGAGATCGTCGCGTTGGTCACCGGGTTGATGAGTTGCATGTGAGATCGACACGATCCGCCACGCATGAAGTGCTGCCGCTCACCTGGAAGCATCCAGTCGGGGCAGGACTCCAGCATGTAGTCAACTTTCCAGAACAGGCTGTCGGGGTCACCCCTTCTGTCGACAAGATCCTCGATTCGTGAGGCCATCAAGACCTGGGCGTCGTCGCGGAACAACCAGTACCAAACAGCAACGGCCACACAGAGCCACGAGGCTCCCATGTCACGGCTCTTGTCAATGATGACATCTTCACCCGTGTCGATTGCTTCGATGATGCTACGGAGGGCTGCGTCCTGCACAGGCCAAGTCCTGAACGGAACGTGCTGGGCGACTGCGGGAACCTCGTTGCCATCGTCGTCAACGACCTTGAGGTTGTACGTCCAGCCAAAGTAGTTCAGCCAGTAGTGGATGCTCTTGCTGCACGATTCAAGGATGTCGTCGCGGTCAACACCCTCCTCGTCGCCCAAGGCAACAAGTTCTTCGCGTACCAAGAGGTTCAAGCCCTCGTCAGTCGCTATCGGCCAGCCACTCGCCTCGTCGATCCAGAAGATCCCGTAGGTCAGTGGATGAGCCTGCTCGCTCACAGCGTTCTCTGAGTGCATCCAGTCGTTCTCGTAGTCGGTTCGTGCTTCCGCTCAGTGCTTGGCTTTGGATTGGACCGCCGCCGGGTCCGCTGATCTCGTGCCGCTTGGTCCCAAATATCTCCGGGAAGTAGCCCTTGGACAGGTGGATCAGCATCGGGACGTTGTCCTGGTCAAGTGCGAGGTGACGACACTTGGCGATGATTCGTTCGCCGCAGGCAACTCGTGCTTGTTCGAAGCACTCCTGGTAGTCCTCAGACTCCTTGATCCAGTGGTAGTGTCGCGTTCGATCTACCTCTGCTCGGCGTGCTGCCTCGCTTACAACACCACAGATTTCATAGGCCCGCAGGAAATTCCGCTGGTTCTTTGTGAGTGTCGAGTATTCGCGTGGTTGGTCGTTGGTATCGCTCATTGTCAAACTACTCGCAAGATGTACAAGGTCACGGTTGCGTCGCCTCCGTTGCCCATTGCGTCCCCAACGATGGTGAGCTTGCCGTGGCACGCTGCTCCATTGTGCAGGTCGTCTTGTTCTAGTGATTGAATAGAAGTGGTGTGTCGGTCTTTGCCCACCAAGCCTAATACGTCAGGTATTGAACCATCTGTTCCAGTCAAATAATCATCAGTGACGTACAGATCCCAGTTGGCCGTGGGAGCCGTGCTGCCAGTCGTAGGGTCCACCTTGATCTTGACGATGAAACCCTTGTACTCGTTCGATGTTTGAATTGAGGCGTCGCCACTGGCGTCAGCGAGCAGCGTGGCCTGCACAATCATCATGTCGTGATTGTGTTTTTCTACTGTAATTGCGGTAGTCATAGTTGTTCTCTATTTCTTACGACCTGCACGTTTTCTACGTTTCAGGCTAGATAATCTGGATGTCACAGTCTTGAATCCGATGCCAGGGACACCGGCATAGGTGATTTCTAGTTTCGGGTAATCACTCGCTGAGTCCGCGTTGGAACTCCAGAATGTTGTGTACCGATTCGCGCCGCCAGACTGCTGAACAATAGCCAAGCGGTATTTCATGCCCTTGGTAGAGATCGCGTCTCGAACGTGACTGAGAATCGTTCCCGACGATGGGTCGCTGCTAGTTACAACCAGATCAGTTTGCCCGGTGTACACATGCGAGTGTGCGCCCAGACCGACCAAGAAGTCGCCGCCAGCCGTAGACCATGACGTAGTGTCGCCGTCGCGGTATGTCCAGTTCGCGTCTTCCTCGAACGCACCATCAATGACCTGAAGTTGATAGGTCTTGGTTTGGGACGAAGAAAAGTTGAACTGAGTTTTATGCATCAACGTCAACGTCACACTGGAAATACCAGTGCTTGAGACACTCTTGGGCAACGCCTGAGACAAGTCAAACTCCAGCAATGCCCTCGATTCTTTCGAGCTTGAGTTCCAGCCCACCGTCATCCGGTTCACCGTACTTCGATCACTCGAACTTCCTTCGGTGATGTCGGTGTCGATTGTTCTTGCTTCTGTAGGTTGTAGCGTTACAGTCGGCATCAGTCAGACTTTCCCCACGGGGTTTTTCCTTTGAGCCAAGACCAGAAGCCCCAGGCTTGAAGCAGTGAACCGGCAGCAACGCCACCAAGTACCGACAGAACGAAGCAAGCAATGCTCATAATCATCTGATTTTTTTCCTTGCGTTGAAGTCGTTGCGGTCAATCCCACGCAGGACTCGACCGACCGAACCCGCATCGAGTTCGTTGAATACAGCGGTGTCTTCGATGTACTCCGCTCTCGCCTTTAGGCGATGTTTGAATCTGTACTTCTGCCACAAAGCTCCCAGGTAATACGCAAGGGTTGCGACCCCAGCGATTCCAAAGATGATTGCCAGCGGAATTGACAGGTGTGTCAGCACATCCAGCAAGAAGATAGGAGCAATGCAGAGCATGACGCCAATGATGAGAAGACCAATGGCGGATTTTCGTGAGCCGATTACAAACGCAGCAATGGCAGCGAGGATGGCGACCATGCCACCAATCGACATCGGCCAAAGCGATCCTGATTGTGAAGCCATACTCACGAGGTGATCAGCGTCTCCAGCGAGGGGAGCGGCAAGGTCAGAAACGGAGGCGTGCTTCTTCGCTCCCACGCTCACGCACCCCGCCAGAGACATAAAACACAGAGCGTACAGGGGTATCTCTGTGCAAATTAAAAGCCTGGGCCAGATCAACATTCTCATCGAGAGAAACCTACGTCATGCAATAAAAGTGTATCGAGCGTTCCCTCGACACGAGAAATCCTGTCATCGATCACTTCTTGCTGAACGATCACAGTGTTGATCTTGACGCCCAATTCACGCTGACGATCAAATGTCGTCATAACGACTGTCGCTGCAACTGGGACAATGATTCCAATCAGAATCAACCAGTCGCTCAGACTCAAGCGAACTATGTTCGAACCTGGGTTGCGAGTCATCAATTTCTCCGACATCGCACCCTTCCCAGGTGGGCTTATACGGGATTCTTTTTTCATTTCAAGAGTCCCCACCGGAATTTCTCCACACGTTTTCATCTACGTCTGGAATACCAAGCGTAATGCCTCGATCACCTGCTGCAATCTTCAGCACGCCCTGCTCGACAAGCATCATGACATGCCGTCGAGTTGAGGACTCAGGAAGGTTCGTTTCTCGTGAGATGTCCATGACTGAAGGCCAGTACCCATTCTCCATGAGAAACAGTTTCACAGCGTTAATGATCGCCGTTCTTCTTCGCTTGTTTTCTTCTGCCCGTTCGCTCATCCATGAGTCCCCGGTCTATGTTAGCAACCACTAACTTGTGTTGTGTGTGGTCAACAGAAAACTCAGTTCGGTGACATCGCCAACGGTTCTTTAGTTTCCTCCAGCACCACAATTCGAGTCTCCGGTTTTCCGCCGCTTGCCAAAGCAGGGCCTCCTTGCACTCCAGGATCTTTTTAAGCCTTGTAGTTCTTCCACTTAGCGTCGTGGCCTGGACCCCGATAGTCTCGGTCTCGTTAATTCCGATGACATCAATCACGCTGAACAGGTCGATTCGACGCCGGGCATGGGGGTTCCATCGTTCGACCACCTGCGAAGTCCAGCCCTCGTCTCTCATTTTCTGAAGCGTTCTGCTTGTCGGACTGCTCATGCAAAAACCTCATTCTTGGGTTCTTGGGTTTTTATGGTTGAAATCGCGTATTCGATGATAACGCAACCCCGTTTACACACCTGAAAAGCCAACAGGCCAAGAATGCAACTTTGCGGTTTGGGGTTGTGCCAGGAACAACCTTGATATTTGGTACGATTTGGTACGATTTGACACGATATGGGACAATTTGTACACTATTCATGTATTGATAAGCAACCAACAAGGAGAAGCACGATGCGAGTTCTGATTGCTTGCGAGTACAGCGGAGCCGTCCGCGATGCTTTTGCCGCCCAAGGCCACGAGGCGATGTCCTGCGATCTGTTGCCAACTGAGGTATCAGGCCCGCACTATGAAGGTGATGTCTTCGACATTATCGACGACGGCTGGGATCTAATGATCGCCCACCCACCTTGCACCTACCTTTGCTCTTCCGGTTTGCACTGGAACAAACGTCGCCCTGGGCGAGCGGCAAAGACCGAAGAAGCCCTCGAGTTCGTGCAGCGTTTGCTCGATGCTCCGATTGATCGAATTGCACTGGAGAACCCTGTCGGGTGTATCTCGACTCGGATCAGAAAATACGATCAAGCTATCCAGCCTTGGATGTTCGGCGACGACGCATCGAAGAAGACCTGCCTCTGGCTGAAGAATCTGCCGCACCTTAAGGCGACCGATATCGTCGAGCCTCGAATCGTCGATGGGAAGAAACGATGGGCAAACCAGACCGACAGCGGACAGAACAAACTAGGACCATCTGAAGACAGGTGGAAGATTCGATCAGCCACCTACCCTGGAATCGCCGCAGCAATGGCCCTCCAATGGGCGTGAAAGTTTCAACCCGTACACCAACCAGGAGAAGCACGATGAAAAGACGAAGACGAAAACGAAAACCCGAAGACACCATCAGTTGCGAGATTGATGAACTCGGTCCTCGCAAAGAACGCGACGGCAATGTTTACATGTATGAAGACATCGTGTTCGACGCTGAAATTTTTCAAGAATCAAACGGCTACGAGCCGAACTGGATTGAGGCTCACATCGGACACGCGACCTGCTACCGGGTTCAACTCAACGAAAAAGGTGAGGAAGTCATGCGTATGCTCCTCACAAACGAACTCATTGACAAGTACGCACCACTGGAGGCTATGGCACGATATGCGGAAAAAGAATACACACATGGATGATCACAATGATCAAGACCAATTCTTGAAATTTGTTGAGGCTTGCTCTGAGATTGAAAAACTCCAAATTGAGATTGACCACCTGGAACTTCTTCTCGAAGTCAAATCAAGCACGTTGGAATTGCAGAAACAACTTCGAGACCTCTTGCACGATCAACTCAAATCAACCGAAGGAGGCGAAGCGTGAAAGTAAAACCGAAGTACGTCGTCGTGATGGATGGCTCGACAGTTCTCGATGAGTTTTCCGGGGTCGAGGGTACGGTTTCCCAGGCTCCCTCTGAACTGGCTTATTCCCACTTCGTTGGAAACCTAGAAGAACTTCACAACGAAGCAGACTGCATGATTCACCTATATTCTAAATCTGGTAACATCACTGAGCAGCGGGGCATGGCCCTGAAGCAGTGGCTCGAAAAATAAAACAGACGCTTCTCTTGGAAAGGCCCCTGGACACTCGTCGTGCCGGGGGCTTTTTTTATTCTGGCCTGTTCGCCACACTGTCAGCATGGATGTACCAGTTGCCCTCACCCTCAGTGTTTGGAGGAAACACGGCGTGAACCTTGCCGTCGTGAATCCATCTTTTCAGAGTGTGATAAGAGCATTCCATCAGTTTGCAGGTTTCTTGGAAGTTGAACCAATCTTCTTCCTTGAACCAGGAAGCCTCAATCGGCTTTGCTTTGCTATTAAAATAATCTCCAATAGTGAGACCATTAACATTATCGAAACTCCGATCACCATCACCAGATTTTCTTGAGTTGTCATCCATGACACTCCTCGAACTTTATATGAGATTTGTTTTCCAGATGCGATCAGCAATCTTGTATTGCTTGCGATACGCCTCGCGTTCGCCATCACCTCTCCACTTGTTTCGTTGCCACTGCTTGATGTGAATCATTTCGTGTGCAACTGTAGCGACAAAGTCCCTGAGTGGTTGATCGACTGCAATGCAGATGTAATAAGAGTCGGGGTCGTCGGCTTGCCAGGACATGCCCCAGCAGTCAATCTCATCAGAGGTTGAGAGTTTGATGTCCACACGACAATGGACCCGTAGGTGGCTTTGACACCACGCCACGGTATCCATTGCAATTCCAATCCTAGATATCTGTTGCTGGTGTGGTTCTGTCATTCGATTCGAGCCACTGTTTCATTTTATCTGTATCAATCACACCGTCTTCCAAAGAGAAGCCCTCTACCAAACAACTGGTCGCCTCCCAAAAAAGCCTGTCGGCGCGTTCTGGATCTTTGTTGATCGCATGACAAACCATCCTGGCCGCAATCAGAATTGCGTGTGGAAGGTTGTTTAAGACTTGTTTGGTGTCATGTTCGACTGTTTCATACGTTTTCATTTTCATTTGCCTCGCGTAATTGTTTTCTGAATGATCCCCATCGAAAGGGAATGACTGAACCTGATTCCCAGATACGGTCCTTAATGGACTCGCCCAACATTTCAAGTGCCTCCTCCGGTTTTTCGTTAGTAATCAAAATCGTTGACAGGCTGCGGGCGTATCGGGCGTCAACAATTTCTGTCATCCGGTGCGATTCCCACTCGCTACGTTTGCTCTCGTGGATCTCGTCAATCACCAGGAGATCGATAGGCTCCTCGCGGTTCTTGCCACAAAGCCGGTCCATCTCCTTGTCGTAGTTCAAAGTTGAGTCATCTTCGAACGTACTCCTGAGCTTTCGGTACATGTCGCTTGCGGTGCAATACTTGCAGGCGACCTCATCCAAACAGCGGTGAGCAATTATCGAAACCGCCATCTGTGTCTTGCCGCAACCCCTCCCTCCGGTAAAGATCAGCAGCCTTCCGGTATTTCGAATCTGCTTCAGGAGCCGGTCGTGAAGCAGCGTCCAGTCCTTGCTGAGACTGTCGTTCGTGATCTGCTTGACCTTGTCGGCCTGCCTCTTGGGGACGTTTGATCGTCTCCACAGTCCTAGTTGTGTTGTCGTGATTGCCATCGTTTGCCTCCGGTGGTGTTCCTAGTTGGTAGACCTGGGCCTTTCGGCCTGTCCGCGTTGGCCGCCGCAGCCCGCTCTTTACGAGCAGGCCACGACGACTAGCGTGTGAGATCGTTGCTGATGCGGTTTGGTGCGACATCCCCGTGAGGACTTCAACTTCGTCGCAAGTTAAACCAGCACCGGAGTCGAGCAAGACCTTGACCACACGGCGAAGAGCTTGTTTCTGGTCGTGCGAGATCCACGCTTCCCAAGATTCTCGTTGATAATCAATACCCATGATTTGCCTCCTTGATTTTTCTAGACTTCCTGTGGAGTTTCTTTGGACATGCCTGGGATTTTTCCATCGGTTTTCCACTCCGTCCATACCCCGTGAAGATATCGAATCGCAGCCTCCTTGTTGCGAAACGGTTCGCCAGATTCAACAGCATGCGTCAGGAGAGCCTGAGCCGCCTTCTCCGGGCAGTTCTCCCCTATGGGTGACTCCGTAGTCATCTTGACGACGTAACCGCTGAAAACGGATTCTAGAAGCCCTGAAGGAGAACCCTTCCATTTCGCCACCAGATCGCTGTTTTCGACGCTCGTGGCCGATGCCTGGGGGACAATCTCGAATTCTCGCGTGGGTGTATTAGTCTTCGAAGAATTATCTGTAGTCTCCTCTCCTCTCCTCTCCTCTAGGGTGGAAATTGTTTGGACTTGCGTTGGAGCTTCTGTGGATTTTGTCCACGGTTCGACCCAACCTATTGCAGAAACTCTGTTTATGGTTGCCTCCACGAGTTCCTCCTTGCCAGGAATGCCGATGACCGTCGCAAGCTCGGAAATTTCCATCGGTTGTCCATTCTTCATCTGGAATTTTCCATGACAGTCTGGATGCTGGTTCGCCCACTGCTGGATCAGCACCCAAACCCCGTAGATCGCAGGGCCGTCCTCACCTGCCACAAGGACACGGGCCTCCGGTGACAACTCGCAACGCTGGCGGAACCACGTTGGGTTCTTGACCCTGCCACGCTTCACATCAGCGGCCAGATACTTCTCAAACCTTGTGATTTGAATCATCGCTAAGCTCCCGTTCAAACCTTTCCAGGTCTGAAATTTTCCAAAGAGGCGTGCCAGCAATGTTGACGGGTTCGGGGATTCGACCCTCCTCGACCCATCGGTAGACAGTGGTTCGGGTTACTCCGTACCGCTTTGCGACATCACTTCGTTTCATGTACTTCTGCTGCTGCCCCAAGGGCAATGGCGTCTTTGTCATCGTTACCTCAGAATGGGATGTTGTCGTCGGTCACGACAGTGGTTTTCGCTTCGACCTGCTCGACTGTGCCGACCTCTTCAAGTACCTCATCAAGCAGGTCGTTGCTGCTAGATTTCCGCTCCTCGTTCTTGGGCTTCGCCGGTTCAAGTTCGCCTGAAAGTCGTGGTCTCTTGGGGCTGTTGGGATCAACAGGCTGTACCCAAACCGCAACACGCAAGCTCTCGTTGCAACAAGGGCAGGCTGCCTCACCAGTCATATCAGGGTGAGACTCTTTGTTCTTCTTTTCGTTTTTCCAGAGCGCGATCTTATGCTTATCACTCACTTGAGTTTCCTTTCATGTTTTCGTTGAGAATTTGAATTGCCTCGGCAACCTGATCTGGCTGCAACTCGTCGATGTTTTCCACGCCGTATTTTTGACACATGCGGCCCGTG